GTTATGGGTATTGATTCAGATGGAGATTTTTTAATTAATAATCAAGAAGCAAAAGAAATTAAGTTATATACTTCTGATTTATTAAGGTTAACAATAGACAGTTCTGGAAACGCAACTTTTGCAGGAAATGTTATTTTAGGCGATTCAAGTCAAATACAATTAGGTACAGGTAATGATGCACAAATAGACCATAATGGTTCACATTTATTTATTGATAATAGTGTTGGAAATACATATTTAAGAAATACATCAAGTGGAGATATTATATTAAGAAATAGTACAGGTGGAGATATACAGTTTGATAATGAGTTTGCTGGTAATATATTATTTAATACAAGTAATATAACAAGATTAACAATAAACGGCTCTGGAGATGCAACTTTTGCAGGAAATGTAACAATTCCAAATAACAAGTTTTTAAAATTAGTAAGAAGTAGTGGAAATTTAGCAACCGAGGCTATTGGAATAACCTCTGGTACTGATGATGTAAGATTATTAACTACTGGCGACTTTAATTTTGTAAATGGTAGCTTAACAAATTTATTAAACATATCAAATAGTGGTAACGCAACTTTTGCAGGAAATGTAACAACAGGCCCCACAATATCTTTAACATCAGATAATGATACAGGATATACAAATTCAAGAGTAATTTTAAATGCTACTGAATCAACATCAAGAGGAGCAGGGATATTTTGTTTTAATTCTGCTGATGACATAGAATGGTATTCAGGATTAGGTTATGCTACAGATGATTTTATAATATCTTATAACTCTACAACATCTCATACTGATGCAACTGCAGACCAAGCACTTGCTAAATTTAAAATAACTACTTTAGGAAGCGCAACTTTTAACGGAACAGGTGGTACTACTAACTTAACAGTATATGATGGCTCTGGTAATTCAGAAGTGGGACTTAAACTACAAGGTGATGCTGCAACTTGGACTTTACAAAATTGGGGAAGTGGTGGAGACAAGTTAAGAGTTTTAAACAACGCTGGAACGTCTATGCAAGTTTGGGAAGATGACGGAAGCGTAATATTTGGAGGCACTGATATAAACGGTGCTTTCGGTGCAAGCAATACAATATTAGCAGTACAAGGTTCAACATCAGGTGGTGAAGGTATTGTACAAATAACAGGTAAAGGAAATAATGCTACAGATAATGTTGGTAAAATTGATTTCCATAGTTATAGCGAAGCAGACCCAATGTGTTCTATAAGGTCAATTAGAGGAAATGCTGATGATGTTGGAGATTTAGAATTTTATACAAATTCTGGTGGTGGAGCTGCATCTAAAAGAATGGTAATTACTGATTTAGGAGATGTTGGAATTAATGAGCCAACTCCTACAGCTAAACTTCAAGTTAATGGTAAAATAAAAATAGGCTCAGGAGCAGGTTCAGGAACTGATAGTGGAGGTTATAATGTTCAAGTAAATTCTTTTACACTTGGTGCAACAGGAGAAACAGGATTATTAGTTAGGAATGATGGGCAATCAGGTGAGTATGCTACTATTGGTTTTGGATATTCAGAAAACAACAGAACTCCTGTAGTAATTGGAAGTATAATTACAGATGGTGGTGGTGCTACCAAAGGAGATTTTATAGTCGCAACAAGAAACACAACAACTAATACTGATTATCCAACAGAAAGAATGCGTATAGATAGTTCAGGTTCTACGACTATAACGACAGATGGTACTGTATCGGCAACTACATTAACCTTAACTCAAACAGGTGGAATAGCAATAAACGAAGCATTAGGTTATTTAAACTTTTATTCAAATGACCCTTCAGCTACGTCAACAGGAGGTGTTGGAGGAATAGCTGTTAGAGCAGAAACTACTTTTAATACTTCATATACTCCAACTTATATGAGTTTTTATACTCACGATACCACCACTAATGATGGTACAATAGAAGGGAATGTTACAGAAAGAATGCGTATAACATCTGGGGGAAATGTAGGAATAGGAACTGGTGGATATGCACAAAAACCTTTAGATGTTTCAGGAGCAACAGGTGGGCAACTTTTAATAACTGGTGCTAATGATGCAGTAGGAACAACAGCAGGTATATTGCTTAGAGCAGAGGGTGGAGAAGCAGATGGTCTTGCAAGAATTAAAGGAGGAATTTTCTTTGAAAGAATAGCAGGAACTTATGGAAATGGAAATTTAAAATTTGCAGTTAATAGTAGTGTAAATAATGATGCAGTAACAGTTGCAGATACAAAAATGACCATTAGGTCTGAGGGTGGAATAATAAACCAATATAGAGCAGCAGTTAATGTAGGTCAAAGTGCAACTGCAATAACAAGTGCTTCTACTTATGGGGCAATAGCTATGGTGTGGATGAATTATGCAGGAAATATTGGTTATGATTTAGTTTCTTGGTCACTTTCACAAGTGACTGTATTGTCATCACAAACAATATCAGGTGGAACTTCAAGTAGAACCTATACAGCAGTTTCAGGAGTTTTAAAATTAACAATGGGAGGGTCAGACACTTATGCTACTTATGTATCAGATATAACAAATTCAAATGGTTAAAAAATAAAAATTATGAATATAAATTGGAAAGCTAAAATATGTTCTGGAATGGATGTAGTTGAAAAAATCAATTTTATTAAAGAGGGTATAGATTCAGATGGTAAAAAATACACAGCTAATTCTGTTTATGTGCCATCAGCAGATGAGCAACATAAAACTAGAGCAGAATGGTTACAATCTGAAATAGATGAAATAGCAGATAAACTATCAAATGATTTAGATGAGTCTATAATTACTCAAAGTCAGATTCAAAATTAAAGAACCAATTAAAAAATAAATAAATAAAAAAATTTCATATATTTATAAGAATAATGTGGCGTAGTAAAATAAATTTCATATATTAGGCTATAATAAAAATTAAACTTTAAAATTAAAAAAATGAGTACAATCAAGTTATCAGAAGAAGAATTAGAAAAATTAAAAAAAGCAGATGGTGAAAATAGAAATATCACTTTCTCTTTAGGTCAAGTAAAAGTTCAACAAGCAATTTTAGAAGGCCAAAATTCACAACTTTTAGAAGAATTAGCTAAATTACAAAAAGATTCAAATGAAGTTGCTAAAGAGTTACAAGATAAGTACGGTATTGGAAATATAGATCTTGCTACTGGAATATTTACTAAAGACGAAACGCAAAAAGTAGATTCAAAGTAGTTTTTTGAAAAGGTTTTCAATATTTATAATAAAATAATATTAAAAACATCATATAAAAATGGCAGAAACTTTATTATCTCCAGGGGTATTGGCGAGAGAAAATGATCAATCCTTTATACAAGGTCAACCTGTTGAAAGAGGTGCGGCCCTAATTGGTCCTTCTACAAAAGGTCCTGTTGAAATTCCTACAATAGTAGGTTCATTTAGTGAATACACAGCAGTTTTTGGAGGATCTGTAGAAAGTGGATCTAATCTTTATTCATACTTTAATTCAATTGCTGCTAGTAATTATTTCCAAAATGGAGGAAATTCATTATTAGTAACAAGAGTAACATCAGGTTCTTTTTCACCCGCAGTAAGCTCAACAATAGCTACAGGGTCAGGAGGTCCTACTGATGGTTTATCTCCTTTTGTTTTAGAAACAATTTCAGAAGGTGAAATTATGAATACAGGTACTGCTTTATTAAGTGGTGGTGCTTTAGCAACAGGTTCATCTGATAATATTAGATGGGAAATTGCAGGTGTAAATACTAGTTCAGGAACATTTAGTTTATTAATCCGTAGAGGAGATGATACTACAAATAGTAAAATAGTAGTAGAACAATATAATAACTTATCATTAGATCCTTATTCTTCAAATTATATATCTAAAGTAATTGGTGATGTAGACCATACATTAGTAAATGATGGCTCCGATTATTATATTCAAGAAAGTGGATCTTATGCTAATGCATCAAGATTTGTAAGAGTAAAACAAGTAAATTATAATACTCCTAGATATTTTGATAATACTGGAACAGCTAAAAGTGAATTTACAGGGTATTTACCAGTAGTAGGATCAGGTTCCTTTAATGGAGCAGTAGGTTCAAATATACCAACGGGAAGAGCTGCTAATTATTATAATAATATTTCTAGTGCGGATTCACAAGGGTTAGAAGGAACAGATTATACTAATGCTATTTCATTAATGTCAAACGTTGATGAGTACAAATATAATGTAATTGCAGTCCCTGGATTATTAAATTCAGAACATTCTACACAGATTACTAGTATAGTAAATAATACAATTGCTAGAGGAGATTCAATTTCTGTTATTGATTTAGTTAAATACAACACAGCAATTGCTACAGCAATAACACAGGCAGCTGGATTTGATTCTAGTTATGCTGCTACATATTGGCCTTGGTTACAAACTATTGACCCAAATATTGGGGAACAAGTTTGGGTACCTGCTTCAACAATGATTCCTGGAGTATATGCATTTACAGATGCTTCAAGTGATCCTTGGTTTGCACCCGCTGGTATTACTAGAGGAGGATTAGGTCAAGTAACAAGAGCTGAAAGAAAACTATCTGCTGGAAATAGAGATGATTTATATGAGGCAAATATTAATCCAATTGCTACATTTCCACAATCAGGAGTAGTAGTATTTGGTCAAAAAACACTACAGAAAAGAGCTAGTGCTTTAGATAGAATTAATGTTAGAAGATTATTAATTTCACTTAAAAGTTTTATTTCTCAAATCGCAGATAATTTAGTATTTGAACAAAATTCTGCATCAACAAGAAATAATTTCTTAAGTCAAGTTAATCCTTATTTAGAATCAGTTCAACAAAGACAAGGATTGTATGCTTTTAAAGTAGTAATGGACGATACTAACAATACACCAGATGTAGTTGATAGAAATGAATTAATAGGTCAAATATTTATTCAACCAACTAGAACTGCTGAATACATAATGTTAGACTTTAACGTATTACCAACAGGAGCTACATTCCCAGCATAAAGAATATAAAAATAGAATATTTATAATAAAATAAAAACATAAAATGGCAATATTAGATCCAAACGAAATATTTTTTACAGCTTTTGAGCCAAAACAGGCTAATAGGTTTATAGTATACATTGATGGTATTCCATCATATGCTGTAAAAGGAATGGGAGCTGTATCATTAACTCAAGGAACTGTAGCCTTAAATCACATTAACGTTCAACGTTTTGTAAAAGGTAAAACAACTTGGAATACAATTTCATTCACATTATTTGATCCAATTACTCCTTCTGGAGCACAAGCAACAATGGAGTGGGTAAGATTACATCATGAATCAGTAACTGGTAGAGATGGTTACTCTGATTTCTATAAAAAAGACTTAACATTTAATGTATTAGGTCCTGTAGGTGATGTAGTATCTGAATGGATTGTAAAAGGTGCATTAATAACAGATGCTTCATTTGGAGATTATAATTGGGATACTGAAAATGCCGCTCAAGAAATTACAATGACTGTACAACCAGATTATTGTATACTAAATTTCTAAAAATATTCAACATATTTTCTAAAATAGCTTGGCTTTGTGCCAAGCTTTTTTTATCTTAATATTTATCATAGAACAAGAGTTTTATTAAATAAAGATTATGGCTGAATTTAAATTACCTACTGAAACAGTAGAATTACCCTCAAAAGGAATATTAT